CAATGTCTTCTTGTCCATGTAATATTCATCAAGTAGATCTGGGTTACAGTCAGGTATAAATTTAGGATCTACAACAATATGTACATCTAGGTCAGAATATTGTGTGTAGTTGTAACCTGCATTTCCACCAAGTAGTAAAACATCGACTATTGCTCTGTTATCTAGATCTACAAAGTCTGCAAATGCTTCTGCAAAGTTCATCAATGCCTCTCTTACCTCAGGCTTGAGAGAATCCCCAATCCAGAACGCTGGATTGAGGATCTCTGTAAACCTTAGAGTCAATGACTCTCTAAGGTCTTTGGGTTTTATATGTCTAAGAACTCTTGAATACAATGAACTATTACAAGTCTACATTATATTTAGAGCCAATCTTTTCGTTGTTGGTGATCAGGAATAACTCTGTCAATATCAACTAAAAGTAATCCATCCTCAAAGTTGACAGATTTTACTACTAGATCATCAGGTAAAGCCCATGTACGTGTGAACGCACGTTGTGCTAACCCTCTGTGCATGTAGTTTTTTTCCTCACCACTTTTTTCACCTTCTATAATAAGTTTACCCTCTTGGGTATAGACCTTTAGATCTTCTTTCTTGAACCCTGCAAGTGCCACCTCTACACGATACTCATGATTACTGAGTTTGATCGTATTGTATGGTGGATAGTTATTTTGTTGTGAGAAGTGTTGATCGAAGTTTGTGAACCAGTCATCAAACCCAATCATATTTTTTCTTACTTTGGCAAGATAGTCCTGAGTATCAGGAACAGACAAAGTAATGCTATTTGCATCGTTAAACATAGTGACCTCTTTGAGCGTCTAGTGTAATGTCCCGTTAGGCGACACTACTAATTATATAATACTATCCCATAGATAGAGTTCGGTTGTTTCTATCAAACAATGGGGATTCCTTACCAGCATTGTAGTGATGGTGATCTGACCTACCAGCATCCAAACTCATTTGAATCCTAATTTCAGAATATAAATCTCTCAAATAATCCAATGCTTCTTGCAATGTAGTGAGACGTTTACCATCAATAACACATGCAAAATCACCAGATAATTCTTTTATATTTGCACTAAACATAGTTTCAATAACTTGTTTTAGTTTAGTTTGATATTGACCTTTACCATATATCTCCACTTGTAATTGATCTACACCTCTATAATGTTCTAGTATACATGCATAAAATTTCAATGCAGTATCCCACTTCTTTTTTCTAACATCATATGGATAGAAACCATATTCATCTAAATCAATAGCGTATATGTCACCACGATAATTTTTTATAAAATTTTTACGATTAGAACCTATGAAAGAATAGTCAGAGTCTCTTAGAACTATGTCTTCATATAGAATATTATAATCTTGAATACTGGTAACAAAATCACCATAGATAAATTCTGATTCATATATCAGTGAGTTACCGTCCCACTCCAAAGTAAACTTAGGAATTTTTACTCTGTTAAAATTTTCCTGCTGTAAACGTTTTAAATCCTCATACTTATTATGTTGCTCTAATCCATCAGCAAAAAGAATTTCTTTTCGCACAGTCACAGTATACACAACATTGTCACCCTTACCATCAATAATTTTATGAGAGTATGTCAATCTTCAGGTGTTTTTTTCTTTCCAATATTATACTTAGTTTCTAGTATCCAATTACCTTTATCTTTATAAGATATAACTTTAATTTGATTCAATGGTGCTATTTCAACCACTTGTTCTGCATTTTTGAGAGTAATTAAACCCCAGTCAGAAAGAAGTTGAATGATTCTATTTCTTCTTTGAACATCATTGATGCTTAGATTTGCTTTCTTGCCATCAAGTGCAAACAATTCTTTGAAATGAACAATATAATATTTGCCCTGCTTGTGCAGTATATGACACGATTGATATAACTTCTTTTCTTTACGAGACGCTACGCCAATTCTTGTAAGTGTTTCTCTAACTTTTAGAAAATCATCTGGTTCAGATAAAAATACCTCCACCATTTTTTCAGGTGACCATAGGTATTCTGGTTCCATCCCACTCATCTCAATCCTCCAGTTTCAAGTTTATTTCTAATAAATGTAATCTGTTCTTCGGTTAGAAGGGGGAGAGCTTGTCTTGCTTTTTCATTACTATAACCATAGTATGATTTAATCAATTCAAGATTCTTCAATTCTTCTTTTTTCAACCAAGGAGAGAATCTCTTCTTAGACCTGAGTGTATTTAGATAAAAGTCATATTGTAACTTATTATCTAAGTTGGTATTGATGTTCATCTCATTAGCATACATGACACAATCAAAATGACCAGACATACATCTATTGATAATATACGGAAGATACTTCTGTTCTAAAAGTGGGTCTTCATCAATAAGATTCTTTTTGTTTGAGTTGATTGAATTCAACCAATCTTTTAGTTCAACGCTCAATGATCCTCTCCTTCATAGAATTTGTCCAGTTATCATAGTAACCAGTCTTCATCAATTCCTCTCTAGCATCCTCTAAAGGTCTTCTTTTCTGTACTATCATCATACACAATTCACCTTGATTGACTAAAACACCAGCAACACTTTCTAAGAGTTCAGGATGCTCCTCAAGAAATAAGAAATCAGGAAACTCTTCATTGAAAGAAGCAGCTAATCTCTGTAGTTCATTACATCTAGGTAACATAGATTCTTGAAAAAGATATATTACAACCTCCTTGCTCCATGCTTTTATATCTTTACGTAACTCATTAAAAGATACAAACTCCTTTACTTCTACATTACCATCTAACCATGCCTTCTTAGCATAGGGGCATGGTGGTATGTTATCAAAAGCAGAGTTGGGTTTACTTAGAAATTCTAGTATCCAGTTTTCTATTTTTTGGTTGGATGATGATTCTGTTGTTGTCATAATCAGGAATAAATTCAATTGGCATGTCATGCTGCCAACATAACTCTTCGTAAAGAGTATTCAGTTGACGCATGTCGTCATAAAGGTCAGGTACAGGGTCGGTGTTCATTCTTGTAGAAATTCTTGTTCTTTTTGAAAATACTCTTTCATTGAAGAGGATACATCTGGTGGTTCAGGTTCTCTATAACCATTTCTTCTCTTCCATTCGTTATACATTGCTCCCAGTAACCATGATTGGGAGAGACTTTTAGGTCCGTTTTTCAATAACTCTGCTTGTTTACCAGTATAGTATGGTAGAGATTCTTCTCTCCAATTAGAGTCGTCCCATAGTTTTTCCATTACTCTACCTCATAAAAGTCTGGACATAACATTGCTCCTGCAAGTTCTTTTGCTTGAGCGTTGTGTTCGCACAGTTTATTCATCCAAATTCTTTCCTCTAAAGAAACTGAAACTCCATCTGTTGTCATAAGTCTACAACATATATCAATAAGTTTTAATCGGTACTTAGTTGAGATCATAGTTGAGTAAGACTAACTCCTTTCTATTTTTTTGTGCCTTAGTATATGTAGATGTGGATCGCATAGTATATGTATGCTCATACTCAATAGCCTTCCAATCATTGAATCTATCCCTCACTAATTGTGAAGAATTGTAGCTTACTAAAACATCTTGAATACATTCACTACATTTTTTAGAGAAGTTATCGTGATCAAAATACTTATGCATATCACCCTTTTTACCATACAAATGAGACTCTATCTCATAGGGTGGGTCAAGATATATAAATGCATCTTTTGATCCAACACCACTCAACAAGTGATCATATGTGTAATTTGTAATTTTCCAGAAACCTATTAATTTTTTGTATCCACTAAGTTTTTCAATTCCCCTGATGGAGAAATTTGATTCTGAAGCTTGTGCAGAAAAAGAGCTTGATTCAGTGAGACCAGAAAAACTACACTTGTTGACAATATAAAAACTAACCGCACGTTGTTCATTGGACAATGAACTGTCTCTAACTTCTTCCTTAGCATTTTGAAATAATTCTCTTGCTTTGTCTCTATCATTATTTTTTGTTTTGAGTTCTAATAATTGTTCTTGTAATAGATCACCTCTGATCTGTACTTGACTCCAAAAATTATATAAGGGTTCATACAAATCATTTACCCAAATGAGTAGATCTGGATATTGTTTTGTTACCCACAAAGCAACAGAACCACCTCCTAGAAATGGTTCTCTAAACTGATGATAACCATTCAAGTCAGGAAAGAACTGACTCATCTTGGTGATTGCTCTACTTTTTCCGCCTGGATATCTTAGAGGAGTCTTTAGGTTTTTCATTACTATAGACTCCAGAATTCCAGAGAAACACATTCAACCATAATAAACATAATAAAAGAATTAGTAATTCAAAGATAGGTATTGGGATCAAAGTAATCCTCCAATGTAATTTCAGGTTGCCATGATAATAATCTATTTGCTCTCTCTATGTTAGCAAGAGTTTCTCTTGCCTCACCTGTTCGTTCAGGAATATTCACAGTATTGTCAGAGATAAATGACGCAACTTCGTTGACAGAATAATTTACACCTGTGCCAATGTTGACAGTAAGACCAGAATAGTTTGTCATCATGGCACACATATTTGCCTCTACTACATCATCTACATGAGTGAAATCTCTACGTTGTTCTCCATCTCCAACTATAGTCAAGGGTTCTCCACGTTTTGCTTGCTCCATGAACAGTCCTATCACTGGTGCATACATTCCTTTTAGAGGTTGACGAGGACCGTAAACATTGAAGTATCTCAGTGTTATAGTTCTCAGTCCATGCAGTTTGAAATACATGTGACATAATGATTCAGCTCCTACTTTACTTGCAGAATATGGATTGAGACAATCAGGTGTCATGTCTTCTTGTAATGGTGGTTTATTTGACAAACCATAAGAAGAAGACGTAGATGAATTTATAAATCTACGAGCACCTACTTGTCTAGCACATTCTAGCATATTATACGTGCCTAGGTAATTTGTTTCCAAACACTCTCTAGGATTCTCCATGGCAACTTGTATTCTGCTGTGTGCTGCTAGGTGAAAAACATACTCTACACCATCAAAAAGTGGTCTACAAGCATCAAAGTCACGTATATCAACTTTATGATTCTGTGCATGATCATCATACCAATTGAAAGCATCATTTGCTTCAGCAGATTCATTGTCAATTACAACAACCTCATGATTGTTCTCTAACAATTTTCCTACAATATGGGAACCGATAAAACCTGCTCCACCTGTGACTAAACATTTCATTTGAATTCGCAATTACACATAATTTCTGTAAGAGCTGCCAATAGATTTATCTCTTGGTCAGCAGCAAAAGCAGATTGATACTGATATTTCGCAATAATCAACACTGCTTCTGGTATTGATTTAGGTTTCATGTATTCATATGTTGAATCATAAACCTTCCTTAGTATAACACTAGGATCATTATCTAGGTTTTGAACTATCCATTTCCTAACATTTGGGAATTCTTTTGCTTTCAAATATCCAGCAAGTTCTTTGATATTTACGTTGTCTAAGTTAGCAAGCACACCAACATCTATCTTTCCACCTACAGAATATCTCTGACATTCATTCAGAACTCTTCTCCAGTCTGGAAAATACTTACTAATGAGTTCCGCTATCACTTTCTTATCACCCTCTACATTCTCTTCAACAAGAATATCATTTATTCTTTTGAAGAACTGTGCTGCGATTGATGGTTTATCCTGTCTACTAATACTAAAGTCAATAACAGAGCACCTGCTATGGAGAGGTTCAATGATTTTGTTTTTGTAGTTGCAGGTAAAAATAAATCTACAGTTTTTGTAGAATGCCTCAATGTTCGCTCTAAGAAGGAGTTGTACATCGGAAGTGGTATTGTCTGCTTCGTCAATGATGATGACTTTATGTTTCGAGTCACTCGTAAGAGAGACTGTAGATGCGAAGTTCTTTGCTTGATTACGAACCGTATCCAAGAACCTACCTTCGTCAGAACCATTGATAACATAAAAGTCTGCTCCCAACTCTGAACACAATGCTTTCGCAACTGTAGTCTTACCAATGCCAGGTGGTCCTGACAATAAAAGATTAGGAATCTCGCCAGTATTTAGAAACTCCTTGAAGGTATTTTTGATACCGTCAGGGAGAATACAATCATCAATTGTTTTGGGTCTGTATTTTTCAACCCATATAAAATCACTCATAATTTAGTTCCAGTGGCGAATTACCCCTGCAATAATAAAACAATTAGTAATAAGATAAGTAAGAAAGATGCCAGATCGAACAATGAGTATAAGATTATCATACCTTTTTGTTTTCTCATCAGAGAAACTACCCAATGCATACTTCCATATTCTCCATAATTTAGTCATCCAGTTTCTTAATTTGGAAGAGGTTTGATTTATGATACTTCTTTATCTTCTTATACTTCTTCAATACATCTGCAAGCACATCTTTATTGATACTTACTTTAGGTTTTTGTTCTTCATCCATATGTTGAATCAGGTTCCAATGCTATGAAGTATGTTAGTTTATATTTTGGATTATAGAACCTTGCCAAATTTTTACTACTAATTGCAACTTGATAACTACCAGAAACTAATTTTATATTTTCTATTTTGAAATTGAATGAGAATTCTTTATCAGTTTGATTAACAACAATAGCAAACTCATTAGAGGTGTCGTTCTTACGATCACTGACAACTAACTTAGTAACACCATCGGAACCAACGACGGATAAATCAGGTAAACCAAGAATAGAAGCAGACTTCATAATTTTTGTCAATTGATCCTCATTCAAATTGAATGTAATTTCTTCACTAGGAAGAGTCATTTCTTTTTCTGGTGGTGCAATAATTACACTAGGATCAGAAAAGAAATACTTAGATCTCTGATGTGTGCCTGATTTTATATGTGCAAAGTTAGGATTAGTTGATACATCAATATCAGCATCTTTGTAAAGAGACAGTGTATTTAAAAATTGTGGTAAATCATACACCGCAAAATCTTTAGGTATGAACTCCTCTATCTCTGCCTCTGCCAATACATTTTTCATAACAGAGATCGTACGTAACTTCCTACCTTCTCTAAAAGATAGTGACTGATTGATAGTTGTAAAGTTTTTGAGAATTTCTAAAGTTTTGTCAGATAATTTCATAGAAGGTCGCAGTTTCATGGTAAAGTTTACTTGTCATAATCAACAGAGAATGCTGTAGGACTCCCTGTACTATTTTCAATTGCCCTTTGACGTTTATCGCTAAAGTGTAAAAGTAGTATAGCATAATGTATAATTTTTACAATGTCATTTCTGGCAGTTCCTTTTCTATCATACCTAGAGGCATACTTCAGTATATTACTTCTACAAAATGCTTCTGCATCTCCAACAGAATCTATCAGGTCTAGAGTTTGAACTCCACCTGTGCTGTAATGTCCTTGATATGTTCTGCTGATATAATCTGAAATCTCTTTCAAGATTTCGTTTTCACTGTACTTCATACATGTAGTTTAGATCAATATTAGTATAACACACTATCTAATTTCTTGCAATCTCTCCACTGCTGTTGATGCTTGTATCGCTGGAACGTCATTCAATCCATTCACATCGAACCAAGGAGCGTTCTCCCAGTCAAATCCTTCTCCGAATGTATTGTCTGCTTGCTGCACATACCAATGGCATTGAGCGTCAGGTATATCTACTGCACATACTGCCCAATCATCTGTCCACTGTGGAACCTGTACATACAATACTGGCACGTCTGCATACGCTGTAGTAGACACACCAACAAGTATTGCAAAGGTCACTGCCCATGCAAATATTCTTGGAACCCAACT